GGTTTACCGTTATCTTGGTTACCTGGTGGTGATGGCTTTCTTGGTGAATGTAATCAAAGATATTGGTTACTTCTGCGCAAGGAAGCCCAGGGCTTTTTTTAGGATTTCGTTCTCCTCAGACAGCGAAGCCAGTCGCTTTTCCATCGCTTTGATTTCGTCTGGCGATTTACCGGATTGAGTTTTGGCCTGGCCCTGGATCCACTTATGAACTGTTGAATAGCCAATGCCATATTCTCTGGCCAGTTGGGCAGCTGATTCGCCTTGCTTATATAGGTTGATAATGTTTTGTTTGAATTCTTTGTCGTAACGAGTTGGCATGTAAAAATTCCTTCCTTTTGAGAGATGATTTATTCATTATACCCTCTCTTAAAAGTTGTCTCAGGAATCAGCTTACATCCAATCCATCAGCGTGCCTTTGTTATAAATTTGACTTAGCAAGCCAAATTGGCTGAGTTCGGTATGCGTCACCTGACTGTTGTCAGTATCCGAATACGTATCTGTGACGATCTTGCCATCGGCCATTGTGGTTGTCCCGTGGACGGTATAGTCAGCAACGCCATCGGGTTTGACACCTTTAAATGAAGAAATGAACTTAGACCCGGTAAATGTAACCCCGTTGAAGGTCATGCCGTTAAATGTTTCTGCCGAAAGAATCTTAGCGTCGATTTTATAAGGGTTCCATTTAGTCCCATCATAGGTATAATATCCCGTTACAACACCGCTGCTATCAGTCAGCCAATGCATATCCCCCTTTTTGGGACCTGATGGATACGCTGCACCAACAGTAATGACTGGCACATTATCGCTACCATCTTTGCCGTCACGACCATCAGTACCTTTGAACAATGCCCATGAGTATTTTGTGGGATCGGTACTATCCGCTTTGGTCTGGTCAACATATTGGCCGAAATAAGACTTACCATTGCCATTTGTGGTTGAAAATCCTTGTTTCCCATCAATGCTGTTAGCATAGGCTGTATGAAAGTAGCTAGTTTTGCCATCAGCTCCCTTAGGGCCCGGCACACCATCAGCACCATCTTCACCTTTTGGCCCTTGTACCAATTGCCAAGAATAAAGTTCTGGATTTGTGCTATCGGCTTGCGTGAAGTCTGTATAACTACCGATGTATTTTCTAGAACCCGGAGTATCCAGCGAAAAGTTCGTTTTACCGTCACTGCTATCGGCATAGGCAATATGGAAGTACGATGTCTTGCCATCGGCACCTGCTTTACCCGGCACCCCATCTTTACCATTCGCACCATCAGCGCCCTTGATTAGCGACCAGTTATAGTCGCTTGGATCCGTGCTGTCGCCAGATGTGAAGTCGCTGTAGAAACCAATGTACTTGCGATTAGAATCAGTTGTTGAAAAGTCGGTCTTCCCATCTTGACTATTTGCGTAAGCAAAGTGAGTATAGGCAGTACGACCATCGGCACCCTTGGCACCGGGCAAACCTTGATCACCTTTGGGTCCCACATCACCGTCTTCACCTTTAAAAAGCGCCCAGTTGTAATCAGCCGGATTAGTGCTGTCTGCCTGTGTGAAGTCGCTATACGTGCCAATATACTTTTTGCCATCACCACCGGATACCGTGAACCCACTTTGACCGCTTACATCATTCGCCCAAGCGGTGTGAAAATAGCTTGTACGGCCATCGGCACCCTTGGCACCGGGAACACCATCAGCACCATCAGCGCCCTTAATCAATGCCCACTTGCCGGCGTAATCAGCCGGATTGTCACTTGGCACGGATGACTTGTTGCTGTACCTGAATGCCATGTATTTCTTATCAGTTGGGAAAGCTGACATGTTAGTGCCCTTGTCATCATCGGCATAGCGAATCCATGGATAGTATTGAACCGTTTTAGGCAAATTTTTGATCTGCTCAGCAAGTTGCCGATATTGGGCTGCTACCTGATCATGCTCAATGAGGTAGTCTCCCAATGTTGCTGTGTGTGTGTCCATGGAATAGCTTGATTTGAGCTCGAGCAAGCGAGCCGACAGATACAAGTGTTCATCCTCGTCAGCTAAATGAATTGTGTCACCAATGTTGATATTTTGTGGCAGCACAGCAATGTCGGTCTCGTAATTGACTTCTTCATGATTGTGAGCCTTAAGATCAGATAGTGCAGATTGAAGCAAAGTTGCTTGCGAAGTAGCCGTATAAGTGACAACACGATTGATATACGCTGCGTTGACACTCGGTGCACCACCCTTAGCTAAAAGTCTGCTCCATGTTTGGTTGGCAACTGGGTCAAGCAAAACACCCTCTTTCGTTAACACGTAACGACCATCGGGATCTGTCCATTGATAGCCCTCAAGTGTGATTGGCTGCTGATCAACGGTCTCGCCATCTTTGCTTTCAGGTGTGCCACCTGTCGGTGTAACGGCAGTATAAAGATCATAAATACTGCCGGACGTCACAATCTTATTGATGTCTTTATCAACATACAGCGTGATGTTTCTATCAGCACCGATGCGCTTATGAATGTTGATTAAGCGGCGCACAACCGTTGTTCCAGACACATCGAAACTAAAGTCCAGTTCAGCATTATCAAACTGAGTCGCAACAGATAGAATACGATTTAAAGTGGTGTCAGACTCGCCAGTCCATTCAAGCGTTCGCTTCAAATCAGGGATCTCGTTAAGACCGATTTCRAAACCTGAGTCATTCGTGAACAGCTTAATATAATCGGCAATSCCCATTGCTTGTGGAGCTTTGTAGGGACCAACAGTCTCGTTAATCAAATCAATACCAGCATCTTCAGCAGTGAATGTCTCCTCACCAGCAAGCGGATCATGACTTGATTCCATAATTGTCATAAAGACTGCTTTATTGCGCTCATCCATATACAAAATGTAATTGCCACGTGCTGCCATCGTTTGAACCTTAGAAGACAGTTCAGGGGTGAACAGAATGGTTCCTGAATAGGTACGAGCACCTGCTGAGATAAGCTGATCATCAGTATCATCAACAATGTGGATCACCCCATCACCGCCAGCAGTCGCAATGCCGAGCAGATGCCATGATCTATCCACAAAATAAAAATCCTTCATAGCCACGCCTCCTGCCAAGATACTTCAGCCTTACACTGCTTTGCCCAATTTGAAGTAAGCAGGCGAATCGTGTTATCACCTGGATGTATCTTGAATCCACCCCAATCATTGCCAATTGCCTGCAGTGTTCGATCTTCAAAACCATTAACAAGGACACGCCGATTAGCAACATCGATTTTCACGACATCTCCATCTTTGAACCGGTTAGGAATGTCGTTCCAGTAGTCAACGTTGATCCATTCGAAATAGCTGTCTTGCCAGTTAATGGACCAACCACGTTGATCGGAGAATCCGGGGAACCAAGCTGTCCAGCCATCAATTGGCACACTAGAGAAGCCTGATACTGTCCGTGTCTCAATGCCGCCATCGCCTAAATCAATGCGATCCAAACGGAAGGTTAACTGATCACCCATTTTTGTGATAACGGCATTGTAGTTGCCGTCACGATAGTAATTGCGCGGCAGTAAGTCAAAAAATAGCATTTGTGCTTGGCTGCCATCATAGACTGTGCCGGAGAAAACCCACTGGTCGTTTGAAGCACTATCATCAAACAGCGCAAGAGAAGCGACAATCTTGCCTTGATACGTTAAATTGAACTCGAAACGGCCTACTTCTGCGGCATTCGTCCCAACGTTGACACGATTGACAAACTGAAAATTAGCCGTGTTAGAGCCATTTGAGTTTGGTGGAATGGTGCCGCTCATTGAAGGCCCATTCCAGTAATTGGAAGCGGTTCGTTCAGTGGACGGGTAGGCAATACCATCAGCATATCCAAACGGTCCCGACTGTACGTTGGCATCATTGCCATGCTCGTCGTAAGGGAAAGCCGTAACCCCATTATTGAGCGTGACCCCTGTCGGTGTCTGATTGAAATCGAGATGATAAACGCGTTCAGACTTTTGTTTCACAAAGCCATCAGTCTCATCGGGAGAGCCAAACTGTAGCACACTGCCCTGATCATTAATAGCAGTTAATACGCCGTCATCACCGTTGATAGTAGCCGTGATAACTGGTTCAGATGGATAAGTTCCAGCATTAGGCACCGTGATGGTGTCGGCATAGTATTCAGGATCCGCTGGGTTAGGCGACCACGGAGTAGCGGTTGAACTAGTTTCTAATTTGATATTAGAATAAACAAAACCTGGTACGTCTGACGATTGTCTAATAACAATGCTAGCGGTATCAGCTAGAGCAGTATCAAAAGATTGATAATTAGGGCTTTTTTGTATTGAAAAACTTACACGAATTGTTGTACCTAAATCACTTTGTTTAATAACATAATTAGAGGCACCTAAAAGCGTGTTGTAAGCATCAGTTCCAACATTGTTAGCTTGAGAACTTTGACCTTTAAGCTGGATAGAAACTACACTTCCAGCTGTAGCGTTCAATGGTATATAAACGCTGAAACTAAAGTTCATTGCTGAAACTCCATATTTAGATTTAATTGTAGAGTCATATATTTGGCTAGAATCAAATAAAGTACCCCAAGCTGTTTTAGTTGAAGTTGCCGATGTCGTTCTCGTGTTTTTCAACAAATTCACTGGCACGTTCTTGTATGGCATATTGTCAGCCGTCTTCGTGGCTACCGAGTGCGCAATGCCATCGGGAACCAGAAAATTAATAGTACCAGTGCCAAGAAAATAAGCCCGGTCCATATCAATCTTACCGTCAACTTTTGCATACCAAAATTCATCAGGACGATCATCAATAATTAGCTTCTGAACACCCGAGCTATAAAGCAATGGCGCTAACTGTCGTTCAAATTCACGACGAGATAGCGCCACAAAGTCATAAGTCACTGGAATGATTCTAGACTTAAGGCGGCTTCGAACCAGCATTTCTCCGTCCGATGTACCGACAGGCTGGGTTGTATTCTCAACTTCAGAAAAAATGCCGCGGGCTGCACTGAATTGAAGAGAGGAACTGCCAATCTTATGACCTCCAAATATTAAATTTGCCACTTAGAAAATCCCCCTTCTTCTATTACTCATAATGGTGTCTCTGTTTTTTAATTTATTTATTGTTGGATACAGCCACCGTCCCACTTCACGCCCATTGTCGAGAACAACCTTGCCTTCAGGAACAGACGGGTTACTAATCTGATAAGTTGTTAATTCGATCAGTCTTGCTAGCAAATCCTCAACACGACTATTGCTACCACTAGAAATGCTGGTAACAAAGGTTTGCGGATTCAATTGGTTTATTCTATTAGCAGCGCCTCCGAAGTCTGTGGTGCCACCAGCAAAACGTGGAATCGAGTAGTTTCTTGCGGACTGCATGGCAGTTTCAATTTTCGTATGACGAGGCAAAGGCAGTGCAACATTCCGGCTCTGAGCAACAAACTTAACTCCATTTGGTAGAGTTACGACTTCCTTATAACGCGTACTAGGAGCATCATTAATAACTGCTAATCCCCCAACAAAGTTTGAATCGCCAGTTGCCTTGAACATTTTTTTAATTGCATCTAAGCCGTTGGCAAAGAAATTAACCGTTTTGTTGACTGTTTCACTACCGCCAAATCCTTTCCAAATGCTTGTTGCATGTGAAATAATGCTACTCGAATTGTCTTGAGCCTTTGTATGCTTAGTTACTGGATTGTGATTTCGGTTGTGATCATCAAGAATCGCATTTACACCGCCAACCACGCCAGCCACTGAATCATCTTTCGCCTTTGTATGTTTAAGGTTCGGATTGTGGGCTGTGTTATGATTTGCGATTAAGCTATTAGTCCAAGCAATTGTTGAGCCTACAGAATCATCAGTGGCCTTTGTATGCTTGGTAGTTGGATTAACGTGGTTCCCTTCCTCAATAATTTTTTTGACATTAGCAATTGTGGAACCTACTGAATCATCCTTTGCAGTCGTGTGCTTGGTGTTTGGATTCTTGAATAAGTTGTACTGATCAATTGCAACACCAGCCTTTTCAAGCTTAGCGCGCGCATCTGTGTCGTTCATCAATAGACTCTTGGTTGAGTTTGGCAGTTTATCCCACAAACCATACTGAATAACCATATCAGCAAGCTGTGCTTTGCCTTTGGTCTGCATAATAGCAGTTTTTTCTTCTACTGATAGGCCATTCCACTCTCCGGTTTTTATCATGGCCTGGACTAAGCCTGCAGAAGCTTTATCTTTAACGATTGCTTCTAGCTGGCCAAGGGTTAATTGATTCCAGTCATTTGCTTTATCAATAGCAGCTACCAAAGAGCTGGTATCGCCCTTTGCGACAGCCTGAATTTCTTGTGGTGTAAGTGTATTCCACAGATTTAGCTGATCGATAATATCAGCGATGTCTTGCTTGCCAAAAGAAACTAGGGTTGCATATTTCTGCGTATTTGGAAGCTTGTTCCAAACTCCCATGTCAAAAATGATGTCTTCAAGATCTTTCTTGCCTTTAGCATTGACAATGGCTTCTTGAACTTTTAAGTCGAGCTTCTGCCACTCGCCGGTTTGCTGAAGTGAAGATACTAATGGCGCTGTTGCTTTATCTTTAACAATGGCTTCTTGCTGTTTCAAGGTGAGATTGTTCCAGTCTCCGCTCTTGACTAAAGCATTTACTAAAGGCGTGTAATCGCCCTTCACAATTGCTTGCTGATCCTTAAGCGACAGACTATTCCAGGAAACAAACTTATCCATAATATCGGCAAGCTGTTCCCGCCCCTGAGTACGGATAATTGCGTTCTTTTCGGGAACGCTCATTTTCTGCCATTGTTTAGAAGAAGCAAGTGCTTCAACAATCATTTGCTTGGCATTAGAAGTGATCTTGGCATTCTTTAAATCGAATTTCAGCTGCTGCCAGCCTTTTTTAGTGCTGGCCGTATCTTTCAACACTTCAGGAAGATTTGTCTTCACCTTCCCAGTCTTGGGATCAAAAACAAGACTATTCCAGTGATCACCGGCCTCTTGAGCCGCTTTACCAAATCCTTCAGTTGCGGCCGCAAAGTCTCGATTACTCTTTACCCCTTTTGCCATAGACTTCTCATAACTGCTCATAGCAGACTCGGCTTGTGAGCTTGTCAGATGGAAGTCGGTTTGAAGTTCCGCTAGCATTTCCGAGCGCGATGTTCCTTGTGCTTTCATGGCTTGAATTGCGCCAGCATAGATGACTTTCATCTTGTTCTGGTGGTCCTTTTCCAAGCCTTCTAGTGCTGTGTGGCGCATGGTGGCATCGTTCTTGTACTCTGTGTTGATCTTGTCCTGTGCTGCCTTATAGGCGCTATTTTCCTTGTTAGAGGCGTTCCACATATCTTGATACTGCTCTAGGGCAGCACTCTTAGACATTCGAGTTCTCTCACCAAGGACAGCTTTGAGTACATTATTCTGTTGCGATCCAGAAATCTGTAGCGTCTTGACAGCCAGTGCGGCATTTTTACGACGGTAGTTATCCAACAGTTGATACTGGTCAGCCGTCATTTGTGCTCCGCTCTTATTAAACGATGCAGTAATGGCTTGAGCCTTTTCGTTGTTGCTTTCCATCTCTTTGATTCGCTTAGCGTTAGCGGCTTTTTCCTTAGCAGCCTGCTTTTCAATGTTTTCTGCGGCTTCACCGCCGAGGCTCTTAGCCAATTTCTTCGCTGCTGTCTCAGACTGATCAGCGGCTTCTTTTGCAGCTTTCGTTAAATCGTCGAACCCTTTAGAGATCGTCTTAGCATTCTGGGTGACTGTGTGGTTTGTATCATCAAAAGCACCAGAAATTGCCCCAGAGGCATCTTTCATTTTGGAAGCAGATCGGTCGGCATCGGCGCCAATATCAGTACCCCATCGTGAAGTTCTGTCAGCAGACTCAAGAGCCTTTTTGCCCCACAATTCCCAGATGGCTACACCGGCACCGACGACTGCTGTCACACCTAAAACAACTGGGACGATTGGCCCCAATGCCGCTAGTAATCCTGTTCCGCTCGCTGCGGCTCCGCCCATGGCTGCTCCCATTCCAGAAGTGCCTTCTGCCGCCGCTGCTGCGGCTGGTGCAACCTTCAATGCTTCAAAGGCTGTCTTACTAAACCCGGATTTGAGCACATCCATTGCAGTTCCACCGAGTTTTGCAGCCGTGGCTGCTCGCCCAATTCCACCAGTTACGGAGGCAAATATCGTATAACCGCCCTTAAGGATGTTGAACATCCCGCCAAGGGAAGAGCTGACAGGGCCAATAACTGCTGCAAACAGTGCAAACTTAACGATTGACTGCTGTGTGCCCGAGTCCAACTTTCCAAACGCTTGCACCATCTGTGTTGCAGTTTTAATCATTGGCGTCAATGCTGGCAGCAAATTCTGGCCAATTTCGATACCAAGAACTTGAATCGAGCTCTTAAGTTTGTTGAAGTTTGCGGCAGCAGTATTACCCATGGCATCAGATACTTTTTTAGTTGCCCCAGCAGCACTAGCAGTTTTATTAGTCAAATCAACCAGTGCAGAGCTACCTTGGTTCATTAATGCAAGCATAGCACGTCCGCCACGCTCCCCAAATGCAGCATTAACTGCGGCAACCTTTTGAGCATCGGACATGCCTTTGGTCTTTTGTGTGACCTGATCAATAACTTCTGGCAAACCGATTGTGCCTTTTTTGAATGCTGTTACATTTACACCAAGAGCAGACATTGGCGAATCAGCTTTTTCGGACGCTCCCGCCAGCTTTTGTAGCATTGCATTGAACGCTGTACCAGCCATTGATCCTTGCAGGCCTGCATTTGACAGCAAACCAATTGCCGCCACAGTTTCATTCAGCGAGATACCCGCAGCATTTGCTGATTGCCCAGTGTACTGCATCGCTTCGCCCATGTCACCAAAGCCCGACTTGGTTGCATTAGCTGCATAAGTCATGGCATCAGTCACTTTAGAAACATTGCCAGCTTTAACGTTGAATTGTGTCATTGTAGACGTAACCACGTCCATCGTGGTGTTGAAATCGTCACCAGATGCTCGTGATGCGTCCAAGATAGCCGGCATCATTTTCATAGACTGATTAGCGTCATAACCAGCACGGACTAAATCAGCCAGTCCTTGGTTAATCTGAGTAGTCGAAATTCCATATTGAACTGACCACTTTTTGGAAGCATCAGCCATTTCGTTAAGTTGTGCTTTGAACTTTCCAGTAACGGCTGCACCATTTGTCAGCAGCGGGCCAATAGCATCGATCTGACTGTTGAAATCAATGGCTGACTTAGCTGCTGCTGCAAAACCAACAGCTAATGGCGCAGTGACAGCTGCCGTCATCTTAGAACCGAATCCGGTGAGCTTAGACCCAATGTTCCCTGTGGCTGTAGCAAACTTTGATGCACCGTTTGATACTTTAGTCCAGCCGTCACTTTGCAGCGCAATCTCTTTGCGTAAGGCCGCCATTCGATTTTCATTTTGAGCAGCAGCGGCGGCAGTTCGATTATACTGTGATGCAGCATTAGCTTGCAGCTTTGTAGCACGATTAATTTCTTCCTGCGATGCAGTCTCACTTTTATTAAGTCTTTCAACCGCTTTCGAATTTTCATCATACTGTTCTCGCTGTTTCTGAAGCTGAGCTTGGTAGTTCTTTGACTGGCGGCTCAATGTGTCATAGGTTGACCGCATGTTGTTGATAGACTTTTCAGAGCCCTTAAACGCAGCATCTTGAGCCCGCAACTCAGCGGCAGTTGCTTTAATTGAAGAATTCAAAACTCGCTGGCTTACTTGAAACGGATCAATGTTCAAGCTTACGGTAGCCGCAATTTGTCCGAGATTTCCTAACATGTTTTACCTCCTTTCATAGAACTAGAAAAGGAACGGAAAGGCCTTGTCGATCGTGGTCTCCCGTTCCTCGTAAATCTGGTTAAGTTTTTCAATATCGCGGAGCGTCATAGCATCAACGTCAGCTAATCGGTAGCCTTCAGAGAGCCTTGCTTTGTAGAAGTCGTCAAGGTTGCTAATGGCTTCTTTGACGTCCGCTTCGGTGATTTTTTTGCTGTGTCCTTCTTATCCTCTTCGCCATCGCTTAGAGAATCGCCAATGGCATCATTGATTGAATCCAGCGATTTCAAAGAAATAGACGAGCCATCAATAACATCATCGGTAGTAAACTGGTTTTTCCAGAAATCAACCGCAAATTTGGCTAAGTTTTTTTCGTTCTCGTCGTAATCATCGTTTGAAGGGCCATCTTTACGGTTTAGCATGCGCAGCTGTTGTTGCTGCACTTTCAAGGCGTTCGTAGTATCACGTAATGTTGGCTCTCCATTTCGTGTGAACACGCACGTTTCACCCTTGATATTTAGTTTAATTTGATATGCCATGCTTAATCTCCTTAGGTATAAGCCGCCCGCTGTTCGCGTATTGTGCATTTACAAGGCGACAATGATAGAAACGCTCTAGCTAATGTGTGATCTGCGAATTACGGAGCCGGTGTAGCGGGAGTAATAGTCGCATCTGCAGCGGTCTTAGGGAATACATAGCTGTGGAAGGTATCAAAATTGAATCCATCGTTGTCTTCACGACCAATCAACACAACATTGCCAGTGTCTTGGTCACCTCGAGGAATAAATGAGCCTTCGATACTGTCAGCACTTGGATCTGGTGTGCCGTCAACAGTCTTGGTATCAACGCCCGGAAGTGAGAACATTCCCTTGAGCATACCAACCCAAACGTACTTGCCATTTGAAAGCTTCGTGCGGAACAAAGTTGCGGCGTAATTAGGGCTAAGATTCTTTGGATATACTTCAACCCCATTAACAACCTTAATGCCAAATAAATCAGACTTCATAACGGAATCAACATCGTACATTTCGATTGTTTCGGTTGCTTCTGTGATGCCACCAGAAAGAATCAAGTACGGGCCATCATCAGCGGACAGCGTCTTTTGCTCTGTTTTAATATCCAATTTCACACTAGATAAGCCTTGAATCTTTCGTGTGCTTGGTACAAAGTCGTCATCACCGACAACCCCGTATTCAAAGGCCGAAGCCCCAAATTTTGCTAACTTCTTATTAGTTGTTACAGCAGTATCTGCCATATTTAAAATCCTCCTTTAGGAAAATAAAAAGGACTAGCCAATCGGCAGTCCTTGAAACTGAAAGTATCCTGTTGTCATGCGAAGGGCTGGGGTATCACCATCAACGTAGGAGTTGCGATAATACCTTTCCCAGCCAGCCGCATGTAGTGCTTGATATATCTGTGTTTCAATTTTTTCTTGTTGATCCCAGTCCGTTTTGTCCACCCAAAAATCTACTTGTACTTTCGGATACTCTAGGATTCTAGAATCGTCAGCATAGTCAGCAGTATCACCGGGCAAAGAAGTGATTCTTACCCATGGAGCTAGACTCTCGGGAGTTTCACTAGTCTGGTTATTGAAGTCTGGAGTGCCTATATTCACCTTGTCAGCAATATCCAAATTGGCTGACAGGATGTCATAAACACGTTTTTCAGGTGCCATTACATCCCGCCTTCCTTCAAGTGGCTTAGGAAAGCAGCGATAACAACTGGCCGCATGACTTCTTGGGTTTCTTCAATGAAATGTTGCGGGTCCTGCATTGAAGTGCCTGAGTTTGGAAAGTGAGCACGCCAGCCAGTATCTTTACCATATCCAACGTCTACTTCTGTTAAGCCGCTCGTTTCACGGACACTTGAAAGCTTGATGTCATCTCTCAGATGTCCGCTCATATCAGTCTCGCCGTCCCACTCAGGCGTTTTGCTTTTCAGCTTGTCGGCAAACTTCTGTGCACCATCTCGGACAGCCGCTCGAGCTTCTTTTGCAACCCCAAATTGAAGTTTGTTAAGATTAGCGAGCAATTCAGCATCCCCTGTGACTTTTACGCCCATCAGCTCACCGCCTTTGCCGTAATCGTTGTCAGATCGCGCCTCTCGTAATCAGGATCAAGACCCGTGATTTGATATTCCTTCCCACGCCACTGAATTCGCCAAGTTGGTTGGATTTCCTCTGCGGTCAAAAATCGCACTAAAAAAGTCGGGCTGTCTTTGCGAGTGCCCAACTTCGTCTGTGGATCATTTGCTTCTCTGATTGGTACCTTAGAAACTTCCGCCCAAACCGTCATATGCTTAACGAGCACACCATCAACCGGAACTCCGTTAACCTTTTTTGACTCATAGCTGACGAACGCAATTCTCTCAGTCATTCGATTAGTTCGCATCAGAATCACCATCCTCTTCCGGCAATTCTGAGCGAAGCTGATTGATGATATTTGTGGTTGATGTTTGCAACGGAAAGCGCATGACTTCAGCACCCATACCTCGGTAGTCATAGTCTTCCTTCACTTGCTTCATGAGCGCTGTGAAGAAACGATCCCGAGTTTCTGGATTGCTTAGAAATTGTTCCGGATTTGATCCAAAACTAATAGCCGAACTGATTTCACCACAAGCGTCATGCACCAGTTGCATAATCATTGGGTCTTCGATTGTCTGATCAACTTTCAAGTACATTTTCATAACCTGAAACTGTTCATCAGTCAGTGGGCTTTTGTCAAGCGTAGTATCTGCCAAGAGTAATCACCTACCCAGCGTTAACAGTAACAGCAAGCGTTGAGCTGATGCCATTAGTGCTAAATGTGATTGTCGCTGCACCCGCTGCCAGATTGGTAATGGTGTAAACACCATCGGACTTCTTAACAACCGTAGCGACGCTTTCATCGCTCGACACAGCTTCGACTGCTTGAGGAGCGCCATCAGGAGTGACTGTCACCGTGATATCTTTTGTGGCACCGACACCACCCGTGAACGTTTTCTGGCTCAAAGTCACTCCGTCAGGCGTTACGCTTTTGGGGTATATGTGAGGAAGTACCCTGCTTTTTCGTCAGCAACAGATACACCAAAGCGCATTCCTGCTTGCAAGAATTGGCCGTAAATCTGATCATCAACCCAGCGAACCATGAAGTCTGCGCGGTTAGCAAACAGAATTGCCCGCTTGATGTCACCCAAAAAGGCGTGTGCTTCGCCTGCTGCACCCAAAGTATCATCAGATACAACAGCAATCGGCATACCAAGAACGCTCTTGCCAGACGGGGTCAAGATGCTATCTTGTAGCAAGTAGCGACCATTACCATCTTTAACTGTGTCCAAGAAATTGTAGAAACTCTGTGAAGCAATAATCACACGAGAATATGCAGGATCTAAATCAACGTTATTGATATGCTTCAAATCATCAACGCTAGAGATCGCCTTGGCAGTGAAGCCTTTCAGCAGAGTTGCGACAGCACCGTTAGTCGTATTGACCTTAATTTGTTGTGCGTTCTGGGCAATCAGGCCAACCAAATCAATCGCAGAGTCGTCAATTGACTCCTGCGAGACTGGTAACGCCTGACGATACGTTTCAACAGACCAGTTGACCGGTTTGAATTCTGGCTTTGCCATTGCTGGATTCTTTTCCAACTCGGCAACAGTGACCATCTTGGTTGTGGCATTTGCAACCGTTGGATAGGTGCCTTTTTGTGTAGAGGCTTGGAAAACGTTCGTGAAAGGTTTCAGATCAACAACAGTCTGCAATTCACGCTGTGGTGTATTGCTAATAGTTTCTGGAATGGTCAAGGCAGCATCTGCAGCCTTGACACCGGCATTTACAGCATCACTGGCATCAGTAGGATCAGCTCGTAAAACTGCAAATGTGCCAACGTCAGTCTTTTCAAAATTGACGCCTTCTGTATCACGGCCACGAGTATGCAAATAAGCATTCAGTGCATCGCGATAGCTATGCTCTTCCGGATGACCAGGCTTCTTCCCGCTCGGCTGTTCATTGCCTTTCAACGCAGCCTCGTATAAGTCACGTTTTTCTTCAAGATCTTTGATCTCTTTGTCAGCTTTATCATACTTGGCACGAACGCCTTCTGCCTTCTTCAGGTTTTCCTCGGAATCTTCACCTTCAAGTAAAGAACGAAGTTCTGTCTTCATAGCTGGCAACGCTGAACGCTTTTCATCAAGTTGCTTTTTAACAGCAGCTAATTTTTCATCTAAAGTCATCTAGTGACCCTCCTTATTTTTTGTATAAAAATAGGCACCAATTATTCAATGCCTTTGAGCAAGTCCTCTTTATTCAATTGATAAAGCATCTTACGCCGCTTAAGTTTCCATTCTGGCGGCTGATCTAGCGCTTTTATCTGTTCCAACGATCGTGCTCCGACCTTTACCTCAGTATCCGGATATGCTGGCGTGGTTACTGGAGAGACATCAAACAAATGATCAATATTGTTAATAGTGCGGTCATACTTCACACCACGTTCATTAGATTTTTGCCACTTCTGTGCACCCTTGTCTGGTGCAATCGTGAATGCAAAACTTGACTGGCTGATGATTCCCTGGCGAACATTTTCTAACAAATCACGCCCAAGCTGTGTATCTGGAGGTGTCAACGTATATTTGAGCCCCGTTTCATCAACCGTCAGCTCTAAATTGACTCCCGTGCGGCCTAATACTTGGTTCTGGTCATGATTAAATAGCGCAACAACGTTACTCATGTCCGCATTGTCCAGTGCGTGTGGGTCAATGTGTTCGCGGAAACTCAGCTCACCACTGCCCATAATCTCGGATTGTCTGTCGAACTTAAGGGCATAGCCCTCAATAACGGCAGGATGATCATCATCACCATCACGAATTTGCATTGGTGCCGCTGCCATTCTGATTTCCTTTGGCATTAGTATCACCTCCCTTCAATTCTGCTGCATGTTCAGCTTGATATGCTGCCTTTTGATCAAGAAATACTGTGTTAAGTGTCGACTGAATACGATCCATGTTCGGGTCTTTTAACGGTTTCTTTCCAAGCTCCGCACGTCCCTCGTTTCCAGTCCACAGTCCACCATTAACTGCTGTATTTACGTCAGCAATCGGCAATCCGTTTACTGATTTTGTGTCGAATCCTATGCAATATTGGTGCCGTTGCACGTCATCAAGCAGCTTTAGTTCAAACTCACTTGTAATCGGCTCAAAGTAAAATGGAAGATCATTGCGAATATAGTCATCAGCCAGCTGTTTAACAGACTGGTTAGGACTATTTTGGGCTAATCGATACGCTGGCACCCGTAAAGCCTTCGCAATCTGCGCTGTTGAATAGTTATTGCTGTTAATCAGATTAAGAACGTTGGTATCAACTTCCAACGGCTGATAATCCATCGTTGAGTCAACAATAATTGGCGATCCAGCATCAGCACCTGCCTGTGCCCTTTCAAAATCTTCACGAATCTTCTGGCGTGCTTCGGCGGACAGGCGACTCTCCTTTGCTTTGATAATTGAGCCTTTCAAGCCGCTCTTGAAGAACTTCTGTAACGTTGAAACGCCTGACTCCTGCAGTCCAATTTCATCACCAAGCGACAACAGCGGTGAGCGCCCCATGATTGTGTCGTATGAGAAAAACTTCCAGTGAATGACGTCCTCAAATCCACATATTTTTTGCATGCTAGAATTGTAAGGCGTGAAACGGTAGATGATGTTATCGGGGTCGCTTGTGTCCACCTGCGTCTGTGATGGGGCATAGAACTCAAACATAGCTGGTTCGTTGGTTATCGGATCGCGCACAATACGCGAATAAGCATTGCCAGTCAAAATTGCATTGACCATCATGGAAAATTTCCACTGATAAGCCGACAGCCGCTTATTTACCTTCGTATTCATCAAGTATTCAATATTGGCTAAGTCAACAACCTCATCGGTTGAGCTGTCCGTAATTACTAGCGGAAAACGACTAACATCACCCGAAACAATCGATACAGCCGTAAGCACGTCAGAATTCCGTAAGGCAGAAATGCCAAGGTATCCACCTCGAAATGATGGAATTACCCCAGAATCAAGCAAATGATCTGCCCAGTGAGGGTCCACTTCGGTTGCCAATCCTCGAAATAGCTTCATTCATCTCACCTCCCTTCGTTATCAGGAAGCAACAGAATAAAGGCGAGAACAAACAACAAGCCGCCGCAAACCATGAATCCAGTAGGCCTATTGATCAAAAAAGCCCCATATCCAGCTAAAATGAAGCCTAAAACAGTGGCAATTCCAGCCATATTTGCGTCAAGAATTCTGAAAAAGTTAGCTAGTTTTCCATTCACGTTCTCACCTCCTAAAAGCCAAAGTCGTCACTAAACACACGGTCGTCGTCCAAATAGTTGTCCAAGTCTTCCTTGAAAGCGATGGCATAAGCATCAAGCGTGGCATCAATCATGTCTATTTTGTTAGCATACTTATTCTTATTAATACGGACGCCGTTGTTGTCAGACATTAGAACCGCGTTCATTGCGGCGGCCTGCATAATGCGATTATCTGAATGCTTTATGCGACCGCCTATAACATCATCGCGGAACTGCTTAGTTGGCATTGACAGTGTCAGCGTTCCTTGTCGCACCTGTACCATCGGCCACTCAGGATGATTCTTCTCAATTGCCGTTAGCATTGGTCCAAATTGATAAGGATCGTACATGATTCCTTGAACATCTATGTCATTGCGTTCAATGAAGTCTTCGAGCCATTCATATACCCGATCGTTGTCGATGATACCTGACTCTAAGCTGCTGATCTCGCCTTCGCCGTGTTGTTCAGCAGCCAAGTAGTCAATCCGATCCGTCTTGATTTTGTTATCGATGCCACCTTTTGAAGCAACAAATGCATAACCATCAAGCCATCACCAGCCATCTTGGGGAATTAGCCAAGAAATAGCGAATAGATCGCTTGTACGACCGACATCAATGCCAATCCATGCTCTTTGCCCACGAATATCAGGTTTGTCGGTCAGCTCTGCCGCTTTCCAAGCATCGAAATCTAGATAACTGTCTTCTGTAGCTTGTCGCCAAATATTGAAGTTTTTGACTAATTTAGCGTTTAGACTGCCATCAGCACGAGCTTGAGCTAACTTAGTGGTCAGATAATCACTGATTTGGCCGTTTAAGGTATCAACGTCAAGTAGCGGATTCGATTTGATCCAAGAATTGGGGTCATCAACCTCTTGTACGTTGTCTTGTTCAGCAATAAATGCAAAATAGCGTTCTGCCTTTTCTTCACCGGACAACACCTTTTTGGCATACGGATAATTTTGTTGAAACATCGGCACGTTCATGTCGAATCCAGCCGTTGAAATGATGAACGTCAGATAACTAGGCAGTAACACCTGCCCTGAGGCAAGGGTTTCAATCATATCTGTTGTTTTAGCGTTAGCATATTCGTCAACCACCGCAACATGAGGTTCATAGCCATCGACGAGCCCTGTATCACGAGAGAATGAACGAATTGTTGATCCGTCGTCTAAATTGACAAGTTCGTCTCGCGTAATCTTAACCATTCGTTTGATGCCAGGGTCTTTCCGCATGAGTGCACGTAGTCGGTCTTTGACCATTCCGAATACAATGCCGGCCTGCTTGCGATCATTAGCAGCGGTATATAATTGCCGTTTGTTGGCTGGATTCTTTCCGAACAGAAACTCATAAAGAATGACGCCAGAAATCAAAAGCGACTTACCGTTTTTTCGTGCCATCGAAATGAACACATCGGTAAATCGCCTTATATTTGAATCATCTTTATCAACCCAGCCATATATACTGCCAATAATGAATTTCTGAAACGGTGCTAATGGTTGTGGTTTCCCACTTTTTGGTTCTGGCAGAATTTCCATAAACTTAACAGCTTTTCCCGCTAGATTTGAATCATAACGCCATCGCCAATCTGTTCGTTTCAAGTCTTCTTGATGGCGTTTCACCGCGAGATTAACTGCCTTGGAAGTAATAAGACGACCGTCCAGCACACGTTTTATGAAATTAGGCATTGGATCCTTAAATTTTGACAACCAGCATCACCTCCATCGCAGTTAGCCAAAAGTATCAATGATTGAATCATTCTTCTGTGCTTCGGTCTTAGGCATGCTCATCTGCATCCGGCTGTTGACATTAAGGCCAAGATCACTGGCTAGACTTTTAATATTTGCTGTGGCTTTATTCAAGATGCTAATGTACGCATAATATTCATCTTGATCTCCATTCTTTAAAGCCAATTTCATGTTGACCGATGTGTTTTTGTAAACCGAATACCATGTACAATAGTTTTCCAACTCGGCGCGATCGAGATTTCTAAGTGGTAAGGTCCCCAAAGATTCGATAATTCGCTTGTATTCTTGTTTTGCGACTGGGTCAAGATGATTAGGCGGTGTTACCTGAAGTTTTGGAATGCCATCTTTGGCCATCAATTCCGCATGTAGTTTGGCTTCCTGCCGTTCTTTGGTCAAATCACCCTTCGACATTTGCAACACTTTGTATTTTCCAGCCATTTCCCACTTCACCTCCTAATATCTATATAAAATGGGTCTTATTGACCTCCTACCCCCTAAAAATCGTTACAATTTGGGGTGCAAAAAAGAGGCCGACCGTTCTTCCGTTCTAAGAAATGTAACCCCCGATAAAAATGGAAGGGGGTCTAGCCACTTTTAGCCCGTGAAGTTGCCCGATAAATTATCGAAAATTTGTTTTTTAATTTTTTATTTCTTTGAATTTTTTAAATTTGTTTTGCGATTTCAATTCATCAAGTTTGTTCATCGCTTTGATGAGTTGACTCACATCTCGACCTTGCTTAGACAGTCTCTGCATGCATGTGTCTCGGTCAGTGTCGATGAGTATGTGTTCGACCTCTCGACTAGCAAGCAACGTGTCTAGCTTCTCATCCGGATATGTCATGACTAACCATACATGGTCAAAGGTCTGCTCTGCTTTAAGCTTCCGCAGTATCAGCTCATAGATTAGCTGCACATAATCATTGGCGTCTATATTGCCCTGATGTAATGGCAGACCTGTTAACGCCGTCATGAGATGGTCGTAATCAAAGACGAGGTCATGCTGTCCTTGATGTCGCTTGACGTACGTTGACTTGCCACTTGCTGGATAGCCAACGATTACTGTAATCCTCATGGCTCGATGTTGTCCCTTCTTACGCTTGGTTGTCTCACGTCTCGTCTTCCAATAGTGGCAGTCCCTGCATAAAGCTTGCAGATTATCCGCGTTCGTGCGGTCTTCCCAGTCATCTTCGCTTGGAACAATATGATCAACCAATGAGGCTTGTAAGCCACAGCGTTGGCATAAACTGTTGTCTCTAATCAATATCTGCTCACGCAGCTGCTTCCATTCATTACTGTGATAGAACTTAAGGTAGTCCGACTGCTGCTCATTCCGCACACGGTTGTACTGCCTATCCGCCTCCGATCTAACACGAGCATTGGCATCAACCAATTGTGGTCTGCCATTTATAAAGGCGAGCTTCTTACTTGGCATGGATATCATTCTTAAAGAGATCAAGACCCATCGCAGACCCCTGAGCGATTCCTTCGCGGTGATCCCCCTTTAAATATTCGATTTTATAAGCACGGATAACATGATCTGTTGCCGCTGGATCTTTTGTATGCCAGTCAAGTGAAACGCTCACGAGCGCTGTATCTGATCTATCAATCCGTTTGCCATCAACCCAAACACAAGGCGCATCATTAATGTCATCGAATTCGATACGAACATGCGGAACGTTGACTGGATAGTCAACTGGCTTGAATTTCTTGTCGAACTCTTCCTGACCCATGACATCAACCGCTTCAGGATATTTGCTACCGTCTTGGCTAATTTTGCATACGATAATCGATCCACGTTTGACAGTCTGTGCCTCATCGTTTTTCATGCCAACTTCAATAGCCCATTTCCTGCCAATCGCATAATACGTAGTAATGTCTAACCGAATGCCGGCTTTCTTTGCTTCCTCGCTCACGATTTTTCCAACGTCTTCGCAAACTTCCGGAACCATGATTGCAATGTATTCCTTTGGTCGTTTCACTACTTTAAGCATGTCTAATTCCTCCTAAGATAATATGATTGTCGAATAGGAACCGTTACCGTCAATGTTTATACCAGTAACATCCCATCCTGATTTCGTTAGCAAACTGATTACTTCATTAACGACTGCTGGATTGTACTTGGCAACGCCAATTGAGATTGGGGATGTAGTATTAATTCCTTGATTAATGGCATCATTCACATCAGCAATCAGATTGTCTTTGTATTTCTTRGTTGCAGTGGCACGAGTCGGCACGTATCCTTCCATTTTTGGTAGCACTGGTGCTGGCGGAGGCAACTGGCGGTGAGACAATTGCCTACTTTGGCCTTTAGCATTATCGAATAGCATGTCTATCCCTCCGTGTATTGTTTGATCTTGTCAACCTGTAAACCGCACCATTCGTCATGTGTGCCGTCTGCCTTGTAGATTTTTACGACTGGCATTGATCGATAGCCTAGCTTGTGGAACCGCTCGTAGTCGTCCGCGTCTGCTGTGATGGTTTGCACTGGCATGACTCGTGACAGCTTAAGCGCCGTATGTCTACACTTTTGACAGTGCGGCTTCGTGTAGATAATTGCTTGCATGTGTTTCTCTTCTCTCGATAGTTTCTCAATGATTGCTTGCTCTGTGTGGCTTACATATCCATAACTGACTCGCTTCATCACATTAGACATAATAGATCGCCCTCGTGTCATGATCGCTGTATTCGACTAGCTCAAACGTTTTGTGAGCAACCACACCAATATCATCAGTCCATTGGTCAGTTGGCTTGCGTGTCGATACTTGACGCTGAACGAATCCGCCTAGGTCTTTGCTCATCTCTGAATGGAGATGCCCTGTAAACAGCTCGCGGTTCTGCGCTGTGCCTAACATGAATCCAAACTCGTCTAGGTATTTTGCAAGGTAGTTGTTCTTGCCCTTGTCTCCGTGAGTGGCACCAATGAAGTTGCGACCAAGCATAGTGCCTTTGTAATGCTTCAGTGATATGTCCCAAGTAATGTTTGTTTGGTTGCTGTAGGCGCGTTTCAATAACCGTGCGAACATGTATCCAACTGACGGATCATGATTTCCGGCACAATACATGACCTCACACTCATTGGCGTTCTTAATGATTGCTTCAATCAGTGTCTCGAAGTATTGCTCCATTTCGTTCACAGTCTCGCCTAGGTCAGTTGTTTCTAGCTGTGTGCCCTTTGCTGTGGTCGAGTTGATATTGTCCACGTGAGCTAGATCACCGCCCAGAATGAGCAATATTTTGGCGTAGTGGCCGCGTTCAATGATCTCTAGCTGACGTTTCAGAGATTCAGCATAGACGTCGAATGTGTGACCGTTGAAATGTGTATCAAACGCAGGAATGACCAGATAGCGATCTGATTCCACAAAAATAGGAGCCTTAGCTTGGTATGGCTCCTTGTGTGTGATGATGTCATTCATCAATGATTCATATTGTTCCGCTTCAACTAACGGCCTGATTTGTATCTTGCTCTGGTACAACGTTGCTTCAGGCGTCTGCTTCCAAAAATTGCTTGTGGCACGTACAAGCTCCCACTTGGTGTAATCGTACCCGTGAGCTTCCAAAACCTCTCTAGGCGTCATTTTGTGACCCCTGACAACTTTTAGAATGGTTTCACTGGATTGCGTGCCGTCTGAATCGTATTCATTCTTCAATGGTTTTTGGAACTCGATGCCAAGCCGTCTTGCTTTTCCCTGAAGCGCATCGTAGCTAATCCCGAGCTTGTCTGCCGCCTCTCGTCTGGTAAAGCCTTCAGAGGCGAGCTTCCTAATGCCACTGATTTGTTCATCTTTCCATTGCATCTACTCGCCTCCGAAATTATGTATAAAAATAGCACCTCACATTAAGCGAAGTGCCATAGTCTGGTGCCTACTCCTAGTGCCTCCCAGACTTGATCCAATATCGCTGGTCGGGATTTGCACCCGACATGTTCCCTTGAACAGCCACTAAAGCATGTACCGTCTTTGGTACCGGTTAGCGTCTACCTATTCCGCCACAGCAATTTGCTCGCTCGCCCAGTGTCAGATGGGGTCATCGCAAGCTGTGTCCGGTCGCTAAACTGGACAATATGGCATGCGGGAATCGAACCCGCCTGACTATCTCAGCCAGTCCTCATTGCCACGCCTTGCCACAGCTTCATCATCACTGAGGCTCGGAGGAAAAATGCGGTGTCTCAGGTTTCTCACCTTTGGCACAATACAATCATAAGGGATTTCGTTTTTAGTTCGCCACTCATTTATCAATCAATTATCAATCAATTAATCCTCAAATAGTCCTCATTCATCAATCATTTATTGCTCACTACTTTTTCTGGGTGTGACGCCAAAGTACCAGGCCGCTGCTAACAACGCATTTTTCTTTCTGCGTGTGTAGGTTGCTGAAGATATATCGAGAATATTCATCGCATCACCGTCTGGCGTGTCTGTTTCGGGCCCATCGCAATAGCGCACCCTTAATAAACGCTGATGTGATTGTTTCGGCATCGACGCAATGCAATTGTCGCACCAGTCGCAGAACTTACGCGCTGATGCTTGTCTCTCCAAACGCTGCTGTGCATACATAGGACGCTGAACAGTGCTGGCAGAAGTACCGTCTCCCCATGCACTGGTGATCTTTGGATTGACTGGCGCTTTTATGAATCCGCGCTCTGCTCGGTATTTATTCAGGATATCTTCGACTGCTTCCCGATCCTTTTCATCGCTAACTGATAAAAGCTCCATCACAAGCGCCACCCCTTATGGTATAATTATTTTGCGGATAATTAATTGTCAGGCGTGCCTTCGTGGTGCGCTTTTTTATTTGCTTTCATGAGGCCGAATAAGCTCCCATGGATCAATCCCAGCTCCATATGCGATTTTGTCCAAAGTGTTGAGTGAAACACTGCCCTTCCCAGAGATTGCATATTGAAGCGTGGTGATGGGTATTCCGATCTCTTTTGCATATTTGGCTTGTGTCATGTTCAGATCGTATATATTCTTCCTAAGGTTTTTGGCCAATGCTTGTTTGCTGTCCAAATTATTCGCCTCCGTCCTCATTTTCGGTGTACCAGTCGTCATTGCTTAATAGCCAATAGCTTATCTCCCTGGCTTGCTTGTAAATTGGGTCGACACGTGCAGTCATCGCGTCAGTAGTCCATTTAGACCAAGCAATGTCGTGCAATAACTTAGTTGCAAGCTCAGCCTTGGCACACAGCTCGCCTTGAAGATATACGTCAACGTCCTTGTTTTTACTCATTGTTTTCCCTCCAGTAGCTCTCGGTTCTCAAAAATATTGCCGATTACCTCGTATGTTCGAAAAACATTGCTACTCCAAATGTCGTATTCACTCCCATCCTTCACTTTGTATATAAAGCTAGGGCAAGAGTCCCCAAACTGAACTACGCCACTCTTAGGAGCCTCATATTTGCTTTTAGGGTGAGTAACAATAACATCGCCTTCATAGATTTCTCGCCCGTTCTTGTCGTGGAGGCCTGTGTATTGTTCGACAACATACCGATCATTATCCAAGAATCCGGCAAAGCACTCTTCGTCATAACCAGCATCCTCACCATTTTCATCCTTAACGCAGCCGCTAAGCGTGTCATATGCATTCTGCACGTCATACAAGTAACGCTCGTAGACCTTGTGCCACGCTCTGAACTTAATCCCTCGTTTCATTTCTCCGCCTCCACATATGTCTTCCTAAAAATATCATCAGCAATTGGCCAGTGCTCGCCGTTGATACCCGTTGCGATCCAGTCCCCATCATGTAGGATAAGATCGCCTTCAAGAGTCACAATAATAAAGTGACCATGATAACGGTCAATGCCGTACGGATGAGCCAATGCTTCCCACTGATCAGGGTTGTGACATGCATGATATTTTTCTTGCCATTTAGCTTCGTTAAATTGCTCCGCCTCAATGGTTGCCGTTTTCCGATATTTCTTTGCTGTCATAGCTTGACTACCTCCCCTGTTTCCTCAGCACGCCATACGCCTAGCAGCCATGCACGGGCAGAAACATCTGAATTGTGCTCATCGTATACCCATGAAGCAATTCTTGTGGGCGCGTAACCCATCACATCACTTACATTGCCAATACCGCCCTCGCCTTTGCACCATCTGATGTATTCGCCCACCGCTTTCGGAATCACCGGCAGATCATCTGGCAAGGCGGCATCATATTCTGAAAGATAGGCCTGTTTGTCTTCGTTAGTAAGTTCTTCGCCAATTCCTTCACCGTCCAAGGCAATGTATGCATTTGCTAGTTCTTCGACTAAGTCCTCGAGCACTTCCCGCTTCGTCTCATTGCTCATCGTCAGTCACCTCTTCTTTCTCGCAGTCTTGCAAGCCGTAATGCTCGATCTCAGTGAGTGTGAACTGGAATAATTCTTTGCTCATATTGGAATCAATGTCTTTCGCTGGAAATGGTCTCCAGTTATTGCGAGCCCCTAGCTTGGACGCACTAGAATACTTCTGAAAATGCCAGCCTTCTGCGTACGGCACCTTGACGTTGTACTTCTTCTCCTTTGCCACGGTATAGCCGTTCCTGACCGCTTTCATTATTCGCTTGAAATCTTTCTTTTTCCTTGAAGCAAAAAGATAATTAAGGGCTGCTGCCGCCTGCACATACGTGTCTGCATTAATAAACGAATCAATCGCGCCCCCAACGCTCTCGCTTACGGCTTCTTTTTCAGGATCCTCAACGAACATGACAACGTGTCCGCCATACTTTTCCACCCACGCAAGCGCAAGATCATTGCTTTTGATAGCAATTCCTGCCTTATCGTCCCAACAAGGCGTATTATCCAAGTATTTGCCTTCATCGTTCTTTACCACGTACAGTTTTTCTTCGCTCATTTTTCGTCCTCTCTCCCGTAAATATTCTTAACAAGTGCCACAGCTTTCAGATTGGCATATTCGTTTACGTTACCGTCCACATAATCGCCCATAGAAAGCAGTTTTTCTGCACGTTTTAGCGCTTTTTCGTAATTCATCTTTTTTTGCTTTGGTTCTACGGGCACTAGCTTGTAGTCCACATCTTCGCACATGACGCCTACGACCTTGCCAGTCTCTTTGCTGATGTAGATGTCATCGAACGTGTCGTCTCCTGTTTTCATTGCTCGGCTTCCTTTCCCGCTGCTAATTCCTGAATGACTTCGTTGTATCTTGCGGGTATCTCTGTTGATTCAATGTGATTTTTTTCAGGTTCTAGCCATTGTCGAACATCAAATTCTTGTTCAACATCTTTGCTATGCGGTATCACATTTACTGTGCTGAAATGCAAATAGTCGTCTTCATCGTTTTGGATGAAATATACTTGTCTAGCAGCACGTGTCAGGCTGTCACCATGAACAATTGTTGCGTTCATGCCGCGAATGGCACAATTGAATATCAGAAACGGCAACGTACTATCGCCAAGCTCTTCAAGGTGATAAAAATACATGCTTGGCCGGTAATCCCACGGCTTGTGCTTCAAACGGTCTTGTTGCCATCGTTGAATCATCATTGAGCCAGTCCCAGCCGCTACCTCGTAATACTCGCTACTGTCATGCGATCCTACCAGCATGTTCACGAGCTTGCTGATACTTTCCGGCGTGAAATCCTGTTTCTTGTCTTTACGGTCAGCTTGAACGCTCATGAAGTATTCTGAGAACCAGTCATGTGATACGTCTGTACTGACATCTAGGAATTGCTTAAAAAGCTCGTTACGCTTTTGCTGATCCATGACAATCTTCATCAATGCTGCTGGTGCCTGCTGTGCCTCGCGAACACCTAACAGTTTGTGAACAATATCAGCCGTGAATTTGGTCGTCATTTGTTAGCCTCTCATTTCGCGCTGACTGACTTCACAGCCTGATCTGAATAGTCCTTGATGCTCTGTGCGTCTTTGATTGCCTGTGATAAGTCATTGTTTGTCTGTTTGGCGGCTTCTAACTGAGATGTAAGATCATTGATTTTCTGCTGCTTAGCATCGACCTCAGCCTGTTTCTGGGCGACTGCTCGCTGGCCTTCAACGATCTTTTGCTGAATCTGGGCATCTTTGATTGCCATGTCGTTTCCGTATTGCTGTTTTAGTGCCGCATACTGTGCCTGCGCGTCAGACAACTGATGTTGCAAATCGGACAAGCTAGATTGTGAAGCGTTGATCTTATCCGTCAGCTTGTCGATATTGTTTTTAGTCTCCACGATGTTCTGGTGACCTTGCCAAACATTGTCGGCAATGGTGGTAACACCTGCCCCAAACATAAGTCCTGCTAAAACAGTTACTGTAAATGTCAATTTTTTATTCATGTTTTTCTCCTTAGTTTTTAAAGCTGTTCTTCCGTGAATAGTCCTGTGTGATAGTCATATCTAGCAATCGTGATTGGTATCTTGTACCTGATCATGAACAGCAACATTCTCAGTCTGGCATCGGTGGTCAAAGTCGCGTTTCCGCCTTTAACGTCAACAACCTTTGTCAATTCGTCACCGTCATAAAAGCAGTAGTCGGGTGTGTATACGCGTGCTGAATAACGTTTTCCATTGATCTTGAATGCCGACAAAATCTCAAACGATTCTTGAATCGTTACCTTCTGTGGCTTGTTGCGTATCAGCATGTAATAGGCGCCCTCTGCTTTGCTTGCGAATCGAATGCCATCAATCACAACCGGTTGCGCGTTGTATTTGCCTCTGCGTCTCTTGCGGATAACCATAGCTAACGACTCGCAATCTCTTCATGGCCGTTGTTGCGGCGCGGTAACTTGATCTCAAACTCGCTTGCAACTCGTTTCACGAACGTTGTTGACTTCCCGATCCGTTTTGCAACGTCAATCAGCGTGTCACATTGTGAGGCCGCTTCTGCAATCCCACGTGCGTATTTGGCACGGGCTTCTTTTCGCTTTTTTGAAATCTTTTTAAGGCCAGTGTTTACTGAGGTCTTCAAAGTATCGCTGTCATCAATACCGGAAACCGCACTTTTCTCGACAATCGATTTCTTTGATACAACAATCCGGTTGTTGAACTCTTGCTTCTCGATTTTTGAGAATACTTCGCTTTTCGAGATGTCTAGCATTGCTGAGTTTTCATAGCGCTTAAGTAATTCAGCCTTGAAGTCGCGCCATACTTTGTCTCCTTGTTTGTAAAACCGTACCGTTACTTGTGTCATGTTTTTGCCTCCTGCTTAAAATGGCAAATCATCATCGGAAATATCGAGCGGCTTGCCATTATTAGCAAACGGATCCGTGGCATTCGCTCGCGAAGCATTTGGAGTCGTTTGACTCGTGTTTGTGGTCGCTGTTGCTGATCCATTGGCTGTTTGCTGTGATTTAGGGCTGTTCTGAGACGCCTGTCGTGACTCAAGCAAAGCAAAATTATCAATGATTACCTCAGTCACGAAAACTTTCTGCCCTTGCGCGTTATCATACGTGCGCGTTTGGATATGGCCTTCAACGCCAACCAAGAATCCTTTTTTGGTGAAATTTGCAAAGTTCTCAGCCGACTTGCGCCAGATCACACAACTGATAAAGTCAGTTTCACGTTCTCCGTTTGAACTGCGGAACTGGCGATCAACGGCCAGCGTGAACGAACCGACAGCCGTGCCGCTTTGTGTGTAGCGCAAGTCAACATCTCTTGTCAGTCGGCCTGTTAGTGAGACACTGTTTAGCAATATGCTTCCTCCTAATTCTTTTCGCCCAATGCTCGTAGCTTTTGCAATTGCTCAGCCAATTTGGCTCTGTCTTCTGCAGACACTTTTTTGTGTTCTGGTTTGTAACCCGGTTCAGCCCAATCAGGCAATTTCTCATTCCGAACTGGCTTGCCGTAACGGCGCTGAGGTTGATTCGTTTTGCGTTCGCTATCGTTTGCATCGACAGCAGCAACCGTGAGAAGACGCTTGCTCTCCCAGTTTTTCAAGATGCCGTTGACGTACTTGTAGTTTCTGACATTGCTTTCAACTGCAGTCCGCAGCGCATTTAGAACTAGCTTCTCAGGTTCAGGTGATCCTGCTTTTCGCATGTCATCAACCCAATCAACAAGGCTTTCTCTGGTGAACGGTGATAGTTGTCCAAACCCGTTGCCTTCCCAGAAATTGCAAATATCAAGAATTGATGATGACGACGATGACGGTTCTTCAGCAGGACTCTCTGCTGCCTTTACTGGAGCAGTAGTCTGTTGTCGTTTAGTTTTGTCTAGTTTAGTCTCGTCTTGTTTAGTGTATGTGCTACTGTGTTGCCTACTAGGTTGTAAACTACCTTGTAAACTGTGTTGCCTACTAGGTTGCCTACTGTGTTGCCTATATATGACACACTGTCATCAGCTCGACTACTAGGTTGCCTACCTTAATCTGACGTACTAAGCTGAGACTGCCAAGGCACACAGGGAGTAGG